AAGCAAATCCTGTTTTACTTCTGGTTTCATTTGTGCGACTGCGGTTATACAACTACGAACAGATCCATATTCACGGGCTTTTTTTATGTCGTTTCTAAATTTCCAATCTCGACATAAGTACCTGCCGATTCTGCTTCGGATGCAAATGTTTACATATTCAGGTTGTGCTGATTCGGTCAGTTGTACGCTTTTGCTTTTTTTCATAATGCCCTCGTTTATTTTTCATTTACAGGCCACGGTACTGAGATACCGAACTTCGCTGAAAGGTGACGGTTCAAGACCTCGTACACTTTCGTGTAATCACCCCTTTCAGGCTCTGTAGTGGACTCCTTGTCCAACATGATCTTTTGAATCGGACGCCACAGATGCTCCTTAGCCATCAGCCCATCATCGTCCCACGGTATTTCAACTTCAGGTTTCATGACTTTCTTCATGTCATACCCGGCGTCATTCAGTGCTTTTGACACTTCCTTGAGATACACATGCAGACTGGAATTCTGCTTCGCAGTCCGCTGCTTGCCGTGTCGCCATGTAAAAATGACATACTTGTGCTTGTTGTAGTGTTCCTCCGCAAAGTTAATAAATTGCTTCAGGGAGAAGTCCGAGTTAACAATCCAAGAGAACCCCTCACTCACAGGCACTCAGCAAGGCCATCAGGTCTGCTGCCTCCATGCCCATCTTGCGAGCAATCCTAGTGATAGTGGAATACTTGATGTTCTCCCTACGCATGTAGGAATGCAGCAACTGCGGACTGCAATCAATGGCGCGAGCGAAGTCACTCTTAGTAGAGTAGTTTTTTTCGATGTACTTTCGGAGCTGTTGACCAAGATGCATGGGTTATTTCCTTTGTGATTGAATTGTCATGTCTTTGTTTTTTCCTTCGCCATATTTTTTATGCCACTGAGAATGATGCGCGACACAAAGCCACCTAACATTTAAAGGTTTTGCATAATCGTCATGATGAGCATGTGTGTTCTGGTTGCCGCATATTTCACACACCTGCCTAAATAGTTTTTTCTCCCGGATACATCTAGCTACCAATTCCCTAGCACGATAAGCAGCAGAGTATCTTGCTCGATTTGAGTCCCTGTATTCTTTTGTTTGCCGGTTGCCACGAACCCTGTCGTATTCTCTATAATAGTCAATTTTTGATGTTCTGTTTTCCGTGACATCAATCTTTGTGCATTGCTTGCACTTACCTAAATGGCCGTCAGCCATAGTTGGATGCTTATAAAAGTTATCTAACGATTGCAAACGGCCACACTTAAAACATGTTTTTTCTGCCATCACTTACACTCCTATTGTTTATGTCCCGGAGATTATGGCAGAAACTCAAAAGGGACTCAATTAAAAGGGATATCTGAGTTGTCGATTTCCTGCTTAGGCGCAGATTGCTTCTGTTCTTGCTTCTGTTCTTTCTTCTGAATCTTGAAAGACAGTGCAGGTTGGTTCTTGCTCTTATCACCCACCCAAGCACTTACCCGATACTCAACTCCCTCAACGTTCAAAGATCCGGTATGAGTAGGATGCTTGTCCGTCTTCCGATCTTTATTGCCCCAGATAGCGCCAGTATTCGTGTTGTCGTAGCTCATTAGATCACCTCGTTGTCGTATGAAATTAAAATTACTTGCCTGTTTACGCTTTGCAGAGCCATGTTCCAGACCTCTCCTACCAGATGCCGGATCTCCTCCGGTTCTTCCCTGAACTCAACACCAAACCACTCTTTGTACATTAATTCCAGCATCATCGCCTGAATGCCTCCACGTTGGTTTTTATGCTCTCCACCAGTTCCTTTAGTGCTTCGTGAAGTGTGTTACAGAACTTCTCGTCTCTCTCCACCCTTACCAGCAATGGCTTCATGTCGGGATGGTAGGACAGGAAGTCGCACCACTGTTTATCCATCACCAACATCTGACCCTGCACCTGCGGAATGTAGATCGATGGAATAACTCCCTCTCTCAAGTATTCAACGTGTGTATGAGCCAGTGGGCATTTGATCTCTAAAAGACCATCACCCACCACACCATCGGGAGAACAGCCGAAGCCGTCATCATGAATACAGAAACCCACTTCCTCCACCGGGCCTGCGATCAGTTCATAGTAGGATCTTGCTTCAGGTTCCAGTTCAGTTCCCCGCTGCATCGCCTCGTTGGGTTCCTGCTGCTCTGAACGGCCCGTGAGAATGTCAGCCACTAAACGATTGAGATACCCCTCAACTTGAGTAGACTTCTTCCCGCCGGGAGTGATTACCTTGCCGAAGTTGCTGGCACTGGGCACACCCAATCGTGCTGCAAACCACTCAGGGCTGCGTTGCTCTACGTTGATTACTCTCATGCGTCACCCTTCTGAGCCAGCTTCTTCTCAAGAGCCAGCTTGGCCTTCTGGAAATCGGATTGCTTCAGGTTAGACAACACTGAGATGCCAAAGAACTTGAGGAATGCAGGCATATCAATGTCGCCGTCCAGTTGCGAGATGAGAACGGTTAGTTCAGCGTGTTGCTCTGCGCTTATTGGAGAGTACAGGCGATCCAGTTCTGACTGAGGCAAATCCTCCCCAGCGTATATGTAGTGGCCCAGCCCGTAGAGAGCCAGACATTTTACAAGACACCGCATCATGGCCGTATTCGTGGCAAAGGCATCTGGGTTTTGGATAGCCTTGTTCCTGTGATCCATGACCGGGAGCCACATGCGTCTGGAGCATTCACCGATGTTGACAGTGCAGAAGACCATCTGGGTCTGGTCTGGGAATACCTGCGGAGCGTCAAAAGAATACTGGGCTTCAGGGTAATGCTCCATGAGAGTACCCCATGCCCAAGCCCACGAAAGGTAGGACAAGCCGTTCTTTTTCTCAACGTGAGCAGTGCAGTCGATAGCAGAGAGTTTCTGCCAAATATCTTTGTAATTCATTGTTATTAGCCCTTTGTGTGCTGAATTGCACAGGGCGCAGTATAAAACAGGACGTTTACGGAGTAAAGCAGTTATTTTAGGAAAAGTGAGCGTTCGTCTGACCGGCGTTTAACTAAGCCCGGAAGCACTCGGCCACCACCCTTAGTCCACTTCAGAAGCTCATCGGCAGCGCCTTCAATCTCCCCCCGGTTGTACTTCATCCGCAGGGTAGAACTTTGCAGATTTCCGAGACCCACGTTGAAGCTGAAGGAAACCAAAGCGTCAAAGTGTGCTTGGCTATTAAAAGCGCTAGGGCACAGTCTAAGTACACCTGTCTCAAACCGAGTAAGATCGCTCCTAAGAATCGCATCAACGCCACCGTCGGTCCAGATTTTGTCATGTTCGGGTCTTAGTGGGTACGCCTTGCGCTCTTCGAGTTTCAGTTTAGCCTGTTCTGGGTACAGCACGTGGCCGTAACCAATCGTCCAAAGCAGGGCAGGGCAGAGGTACGGTTTAAGTCGTAGCCCTTCATGATGTTTCATCAGCCCAACGGCAGCGTCAGACGTTTTCATTTTTTGAAGGCTTGCGAACCAAAGTGGAATGCCACGATGCTGGACCAGATGATCTGAGTCTCTTCATCCCACAGCAACGCCATCGCGTCTTGGAACGCTACCCCCGTCTCAATCGCGTAGTAGAAACCGAAGCCATCTACGGCGCAGAGCAGGAGGACCATGCCGTAAGTAATCAAGGGGCGAACCAAAGCGCGTCGGTTGATTACCCAAGTGGATGCACCCTTACCTATCTCGATGTCATGGTTGAGCAACGCGGCCTGCTGTGATGCTGCTGTCTGTACAAAGATCGCCTCGTTCTTGATCTCCTCCATCTTAGCCTGAGCAATATAACCACGCTCCGCCATCTCAAGCTCGCGCTCTTTCGCAGCTTGTAACAACAGGAGTTCGTGCTTCTTGTCCTGCTTGTCCTGAAAGAAGTCCAGCAGCTTAGGCAAGCCGCCAGCGAGAAAAGAGATAACGGTAGAGAGTAGAGTCAGCATATTACACCTTCTTAAAAAGCCACATGGACACAGCAACGGGTACTGCAAAAATAATTACGATCAGGACGACAGCGATAGCGTTCTGGATGGTCTTAGCCCTGCGCCTGCGCTGCAGCATGACTGTGCGCTCACGGCCTTCCTTTAGCTGCCTGCGCTCTTCCATCATCTCGCGGTAAGCATCGACACCGAAGCGGTAGACAATGAGTTCACGAAGTTCCTTTTCTTGCTGTTCTATCTTCTTGCGGCGCATCAAATTTTCCATCGCCTGCTGTTCTACACTTCCCTTGTGTAGCAGCTTCTTGAACAGCGGAGGA